AATGTTGATCCAGATGAAGTCGCCCTCGAAATGTTTCATATGTCCAGAAGTTATCGCACCTAAGTTAGAGATTAGATTTGTAATAAATTCATGGAATCAGTTCAAAAGCTCACCCACATCGAACACATTCTCAAGAGACCTGACTCGTATGTCGGTCCAGTCGAGCAGGGTTCTGAACCCTACTGGATTCTCAATGGGTCCACCTTCACGAAGAAGAACCTCAAGTATTCCCCAGCTCTCTTGAAAATTTTTGATGAAATCCTGGTCAACGCCATCGACCGCAACTCTCTCCACCCCAAGCAGGTTAGTTCCATCTCTGTCAGCATCGATAAGAATGTGGGCTCGGTGACTATCGAGAACAACGGACCCCTCGGTGGTATTGGTGTTCGCATGCATGAAAAAGAGGGTCTCTGGAACCCTGAACTTGTCTTTGGTCACCTTCTCACGAGCACCAACTATGATGACACACAAAAGCGCATCGTGGGTGGTCGCAACGGCTATGGTGCCAAGTTGGCCAATATTTATTCCAGCGACTTCTCGGTGATCATCAAGGCTCATGAGACAAAGCATACCTATACCCAAAAATGGTCGAAGAACATGACCATCTGTGACCCCCCAAAAATCAAAAAACATTCCGGTGCCACATCGTCGGTCTCCATTACATTCACACCCGAGTGGAAGAGGTTTGGGATGTCCAAGATGGACGATACCATCTACAATATTTTCCAAAAGAGGGTTTGGGATGCCAACATCTGCACAACACAAAACTGCAAGGTGAAGTTCAATGGGGACGTTCTCCCCAAACAGAACTTTGAAGCCTATGCCAAGATGCATGAAGGCGTCCAAGATGTCGCCTCTGTGTCTGGTGACCGTTGGTCGGTCTGTATTGGTCCATCTGAAAACGGACTCGAGCAAGTCTCTTTCGTCAACGGTATTTGCACCATGAAAGGTGGCACCCACGTGGATCATGCGGCGAACCTCATCGCCAACGGGATCATCGAGGACATGGCGAAGAAGATTAAGCTCAAGCCACAACAGGTGAAGAACGCCTTTACCATCTTTGTGAAGGCGACCATCGAGAACCCAACCTTCTCGAGTCAGGTGAAGTCTGAATGCACCTCAAAGGCTGCTGACTTTGGTTCAAAGTTTGAGCCTCCAAAGAACTTTGTGAAGAACGCGCTCAAGACTGGTATCGCGGATGAACTCACAGCGCTCTCAAAATTCAAGGAGATGAAGGAACTCAAGAAGACGGATGGTGCTCGTAAGTCCAAAATCACTGGGATCCCCAAGTTGGATGACGCGAACAAGGCTGGCACGGCACAATCGGGAAAGTGCACCCTGATCGTCACTGAGGGTGACTCTGCGAAGACTTTGGCTGTGGCGGGTCTTTCGGTGGTGGGTCGAGACCATTATGGTGTTTTCCCTCTCCGTGGTAAGTGTAAGAACGTGAGGGACTCCTCTGTGGCACAGCTCACCTCTAACCAGGAGTTCAATGATCTCAAGAAGATTTTGGGTCTCCAGCAAGGTAAGGAGTATACCAATGTTTCAGAGCTTCGCTACGGTCGCCTCATGATCATGACTGACGCGGACAACGATGGTTCTCATATCAAGGGTCTCATTCTCAACATGTTCCACTACTTTTGGCCATCTCTTCTCAAGTTCAACTTTGTCGTGAGCATGGTCACGCCTATCATCAAAGCTACGAAGGGTTCTGAGACGAAGTCTTTTTACACTGATTCAGCGTTCCGGTCTTGGTATGGAAGTGGTAAATCTGGTTGGAGAATCAAATACTACAAGGGTTTGGGAACCAGCACCAGCGCTGAGGCACGTGAATATTTCAAGAAGATTCAAGATCTCACCGTCAAATTTGATGTGGACACCATGACCGATGAGTCCATCATCCTCGCGTTTGACAAGAAGAAAGCGGATGCGAGAAAGACGTGGCTTCTCGAGAGCACCGCTAAGGAAGCGGGTGAACTGGAGGTGGCTTACGGCAACGTGAAGCAGTTGGCCATCACTGACTTTGTCCACAAGGATCTAGTCAATTTCAGTCTCGCTGATCTCAAGCGCTCCATCGCACATGTGGCTGATGGTCTCAAACCTTCCCAGCGTAAGGTGATGTTTTCCTGTTTTCAGAAGAATTTGCGGGACGAGATGAAAGTCGCGCAACTCGCGGCGTATGTGGCCGAGAAGAGTGCGTATCACCATGGTGAAGTTTCTCTCGCCGAGACCATCGTCAAGTTGGCGAACGACTACACTGGATCAAACAACATCAATCTTCTCGAACCCTGTGGTCAGTTTGGAACTCGTTTGATGGGTGGTAAGGACGCGTCTCAGACGAGGTATATTTTTACACGGTTGTCTAATGACACACGGAAGATCTTCGATCCCAAGGATGACGCTGTTCTCACGTATCTCGATGATGATGGGCGCTCAATCGAACCCGAGTTCTACATGCCGGTCATTCCCACTGTGCTGGTCAATGGAACTGAAGGAATCGGGACGGGATTCAGCTGCTACGTTCCCCCCTTCAATCCCGACGACATTAGGGAAAATATTCTACTCTTCACGTCTGGTAAGGAACTCAAGAAAATGAAACCTTGGTTTAAGGGTTTTAAGGGTCGTGTTTTTGAGGATGAAACCGGAGGATGGGTTACTGAAGGTGTTTGGCAGGTCGTGGGAACTACCGTCAAGGTCACGGAGCTTCCTCCCGGAAGGTGGACTCAGGACTATAAGGAATACTTGGACAGCCTCGTCGAGAAGAAGATGATTGGAAGTTTCACAAATAACAGCACCACAGAGTCTGTCGACTTTCTCATCCAAGGATACGTTGGTAAGGACATTGTGAAGGATCTCAAACTTCAAAAGACTATCCGAGACACGAACATGCATCTTTTCCATCCCACCAAGGGTATCTGCAAGTATGAAAACGCCGAGTCAATCTTGTCTGATTTTATTGATCTCCGTGTGGAGTATTACATTAAGCGTAAGGCGTATCTGATTGAAAGCACGAAGAAGAGGTCAGACATTTGTTCCTACCGCGCCCAATTCGTCAAGAAGGTGGTTGACGGTGACATCGTTGTCTTCAAGAAGAAGAAAAAGGATCTCGAACACGAAATCGGTCAGACATTCCCCAAGGTTGACAGTTCATACGATTACCTCCTGCACATTAAAACAATCGACTACACAGAAGAACGAGTCAAAGCTCTCATCGATGAATCTGATAAACTGGAGAGGGAACTCGCTCAACTGCAAGCCATGGGGTTTTTGGACATGTGGAGGAATGATATTAAAAATATGTAAACAATAGTAAGTATGGGTGAAGCTGCTAATCTTTCCTTGAAAGCTTTTGGAAAACAGGACACTTACTTGTTATCCAAAGACCCAGAGAAAACTTTTTTTAATTACCAAGATGTGAAGAAACATTCAGAATTTAGAAAGTTTCATAAGACGAAAAACGTTCTTAATCCAGGTCGCGCGGCTGGATGGCCGTTCAACCAGACTGTCAAAGTTGAGTATGATCCTAAGAACATGGGAGACTTGCTCACAAATCTCTATTTAAAAATTGATTTACCGGCCAAGGAAACGGAGCACGTAAACTACACCACCCCACTTGGTCGTGGATTTCTTAAAAGTATTACGATGTATGTAGATGACATCAAGGTTGAAGAAATCACTGACGACTGGGAGATGATACACGAGTCTCTATACCTGGATCCACAATCCAAGAAGGGTAACTTGGTGCTTCAAAACATGTCACAGGAGTTTACACCCGGTATCTCTGCCCCCTCCAGTTATCAATATTCAAACAGGTTTATAGTTCCACTCTCATTCTTCTTTTCACGCAAATATGGAAAGACGGAGCTCCGCAAGGAAGTCGAAGACCGTCACTACTTTCCTGTGTGTGCGGTTCACAAACAGAAGATCATGTTTGAACTCGTGTTTCATCCACAGAGCTGGTGGCAGGGGTTAGAAAATGAGCATACGCCGACCACAATAGAGCTCAATAATTTTCAGTTGATAAGCGAGGAGATAAAACTCAGTCATGAGGAGAGGCTGTATATGGTAGAAGCAAATCACGAAATCCTAGTTAACGTTTTAAAGAAGCATACATCTTTCACGACCACCCCCGAATCTGATACAACCTTCAAAGTAAATTTAGAACCCAAATCGAAGGTGAAAGCTTTCCATTGGTTCTTCAGAGACAAACTATTTACTACGCAAACGAAGGCGACACATAGGTATGTTACATTTGTGAGAAGTCGTGCAGAAGACTTACAATGGAGCGGTGGAAGTTTATCTGCCTCGATGATTACACGGAACACCCCAATAATGAAAAAGGCTCGTTTCTTTCTGAATGGAGAAAGTTTCCCAAACACCCTCATGGAGAGCCATGAGCACTACAAGTACGCGGTTCCCTACAAATTTGATTTGGGTGTGACTGACGACAGGATCAACATATACACTCAGAGTTTCGCACTCCACCCCTTACATGAAAAATCCACTGGCACCCTCGACTTTGCGGATCTCAATTCTGACAGGACTTTGATTGAATTTGAAATAAACAAACTGTTACCGAACGCTGCACAAACTGAAGTTGGGGCATCACCCGACCCCGCCAATGATCAACCCTTCTCTGGTGAGTTTGAGCTGAACTTGTATTATCTCGAGTTACAGAAGTTCAACTTCTCCAGAGGTTTCATGACAATTGAGTATTAAAAAAAAGATACTTAATAGTAGAATGTACCTCTGTGTCAAAGGTGTTCAGGATGAATGGGTCACCAAATGTCCAGACTATTCACACTTTATATACACGTTTAGGCAACATACGCCGTTTGGTATAGATTTTAGTGACATTCCCTTCACAGGGAATCCAGACTTTGGTGAAATCCTGACGGTAAGAATACCGAGCACGAAAAGTGATTTGTTGAATTCCGTCTCCTTGACAGTCGAGTGGAGATCTGATTACGACGCCATGACGACGGTCGCCAATCCGATCACAAAGCTCATCGAATACGCGGAGTTGACTATAGGTGAACAAGTCATCGACAGAATCTCTGGAGAATACATCTACCTCAGAAACAAGTTGGACACATCCGAACAGCACAAAGATATTGGACTGTATAGAGGTGGTGAAGGATCTACCTTAGAAGGCTACTACCCAACTAAATTTTCTTTAGAGTTGCCATTTTACTTTACAAGGGATAACAAATCTGCGATTCCTCTTTGCAAACTCACTAAACAGCAAGTGACGGTCAGAGTGAAACTTGTGAGTAGGGAAAAGTATTACTCCTATAAGTCGACAGCCTCTAACCTACCCCCCATCGATGACTCGACACAGAAGTTTATCAGTAAGATGTTCTTGACCACGGAGCATGTGTATCTGGGAGAAATGGAGCGAAAGGCGTTTCAAAACAATCACATGGAATATCTCATAACACAGGTGCAACAACACGACACGCGACTGAAAGAAGGAAATAACAAGAAGGTGTTTCTATTGGATTTCAAACATCCCGTGAAGGAACTTTTATTTTTGGGTGAGCCCATGTATACCAACTCGAACGACACGAGAAACAATTACAGGTTTAGGCAGATAAAAAATGTCGAGTTGTGTTTGAACAATGTCATCTTCTTCAGAGAGAATGGTCACTTTTTATCAGTCGTCCAACCTTTCAAAAATCATATGAACATACCGGATGTCGGTGAGAGTCAATTTGGAATGTATTCCTTCTCACTTGATCCTGGTGACAGTAATCCAACAGGGCAGTTGAACATGAGCAGG